CTTAAACTAATTAAGCAGCAGGTGGGTTGAAGTAGAATACTGCAAATGAATATGCTGGTGTAGCTAAGCTAGATACCAATTTATTTGGAGTACTTACTAATGAACCATTTGTTTCAAAATCAATGAAACGTCCTACTACTACAGTGTTACCTGCAGCTGCAGTTGAACCTACTGGAGTTAATTGACCACCAGATGAACTTGCTGGGACGAAGGTTAAGCTTGCGCCAGTTGCAAGAGTTGCATTGGTTGGAGTTAATCCATCAGAGAATGCTGTGTCACAAGCATCAAGTGATACTGCATAAAGACCTGGTTTTTCCCAAAGAGTTACTTTGCCTGATCCAGTTGCAGTGTGAGGTCCAAGTTTATTTGTTGAAGATACTGTTGAATTTGGTCCATATGATACTTGACCAACAGTTCCACCAACTACAGTTCCGAAAAGAGTTCCATATCCAGAAATACCATCATCAGATAACATTAATGGACGAGATGTAGTTGCAACAGTTCTTGTTACAACAACTCTTTTTGGAGCAGCTCCCCAAACATATCCATCAGCAAATGCATCTGCTGCTGCTGCATCTGTTGCTGTTGTTGCAACAACTGAAGTAAAGGTAACAATTTCTCCACCCTTAAGAGTTAATACTTCAGCGTCTTTACCATCAAATTGACCTAATGGTTGGGTTCCTGGTTGTAAAAGTTTTAATGCCATTTTATTGTCCTATGAATTTTATTGCCTATGGCAATATTGTCTTACACCTAACTTACAATTCAAGTAACATATTTTATTATTCGTATATTTTAGAGATAAAAATATGGAAACTTATTTAAATATTCTTTTATGCCTATATTTTTATTAACCGCCAATTAATTCTGTAATATTTTTATCAGCTTCTGAAATTTCAGGTGATTTTTCATCTAATTTAGATAAACTACTTGTATCATCTAAATGAATTTCATCTGATTTTTTAGAACTTAAACTTGATTGTATTGAATCAAATTTTTCTTGTATTGAATCAAATTTTTCTTTTTCTTCTGCTTTTGCACCATTTAATATATTTATTGTTTTTTTAATAGAATTTAAATATGATGGAATTGCATTAGCAATTGCTCTGAATTTATTTGAAAATAAACTCCATTCATCAGATCCTTCTAAATGAATATATTGTAAAAATTCATTTAAACTACCTTGATCTGATGTTACACGATCTGTATAATCTTGGTCTTTATAATTTAATGATAATTTTTGAAACCAGGGCATAACATTATCTAATTTTCTTTGTAAAATAACAGCTGCTTGTTGAGCTTTATCTGACATTTCTTTTACTTTAGGATCTAATAATTGTTTTGCATCTCTTGGCTTTGTAACAGATGTTATATATGGATATATTTTATAATAAATATTTTTAATTGATTCCATATATTTTAATGCTTGTTGTAATTGAGATTTTTCATTATCTTCAATTCTAATTCCAAACATACCAAATACACTTGTATCTGACTCTAATAATGTATGAATTGCTTTAGAAAGATTAGCATCTGCCATTTTAAAATTTTTTGTTTGATTTGGCATATGTTGATGTAAATAAATAGAACCAAAAATAGCTGCAACTCCAGCTATAATTGCTACAGGAGCGGCAGCACTTTTAACTAACTTTTTTTTTTCAGAGCTTAATTGCTCTAAACATGTATCTGCTAAAACTCTTAATTCTTCATTATTGTTATTATCTAATTCATTTCCAAGTCTAACTAATGATAAAAGTAATTCTTGTTCTGCAGCATATTTGTGATTTGTTAATTGCCCATTATTTTGTTTATTAACAATATTTAATATAATATCTTGTCTTTCATTATTATTTTCAACTAATCCGTTTAATTTATCATATGATGGAGAAATAACAACTGATTCTGGATGAGCATCTTCAATAATATTACGTTTATACTCCATGCCTTTTGGAGCATCTGGCTTTACACCATATAAAGCTTCAATATCTTTGATGGATTGAGAATCTGCACGAGGATTGCTCTCCAATTTTTTCTTTGCTTTTTCTGGAGCATCTTCAGCAACAAGACCTTTCTCCTGTGCTATTTTAACAAAATTATCAAAAATTTCAGATCTTCTCATTGATTTTCCACCATGGTTAATTGATATTTATATGTTAACATATGCCCCTTTATTAAGCTTTTGCCGCGACTTCATCAATAAAATAATCTACCATTTGCTTTTTTGATACAAATGTGCGAGGAATATAAATTCCAGGATCTTCTTGTCTTGTTCTATTATGATTTAAAATCATATTAACTACATTTCTAAAATTAGCAGTAGATTTTATTACAGAATCTAAATTATCTAATCCAGAATATACTTCTTTTGCAAAATTAACAACCATTGCTTCAACAGTTGCTTGATTTGAATATCCTTGCTCTAACCAATTAGAGCTACTTGTATTTCTTTTAACATCAACATATGATGGATTAACTTTAAATTTTGTTTGCGTTGAAGTCGTTGATACTTCTGGTGTATCTGATTTTGTTCCACCACCACCCATTAATTTTGCCCAAAATCCGCCACCTTCACTTGGAGTAGATCCTTTAGGTGATGGTTTTCCACCTTCTAAAGAACCATCTAATGCATTTGATCTTCCAACTAATTTATTAGCAACATCTCCTGCCGCCATTAATCCAGCAGAAGCAAGAACAGTTTTAAAAATCCAACCAATAACTGTTGTAAAAACATTAATTGCTTTTGAAGCTATTGCTGGTGAAAGTATTGCTGCATTTTTAGTTAATTTATCACTAGATTCAAAATCAATTAGTGCTAACTTAAGAATACGAATATCTCTTATAGTTTCTGCATAAGTTTTATGATCATCTACCATATCTGTTGGCACATGTTCTGATGCCGCACTTTTAACAGCAGAATCAATTTGTGATGATGTAACTTTTTCACCACTAGTTAATAGTGATTTAATTTTATTATAAATAGATCCTATAATTGATGCAACATCTATATGAAACATACTTGCAAGTAATCCTGCAATTTTTCCAATCCATTTAAATCCCAACGCATCAAGCATTAATGTAATTGCTCCTGGAGCCAAAAAATTAATTACACTCCCTACTTTATCTTTAGAATCAATATGAGCAAATACGTATTCTTTAACCTTGTTAATTAATGGCATAATGAAACTTCCTTCATTTGCATTTTTAACAAGATTATCATCAAGCAATGCTTGAACAATCATTGTATCTACATATAGATTAAACTCACTATTACTTAAAGCCATTTATTTACCTTTTTGTAAATGTTGCCATTCCCAGATAATTGCGCTTAATCTCTTTAAATTATCTTCCGCGATATCAAGATCTTGTCTAATAAATTGAATTTGTTCTGGCGTTAATACAGCTGATGTAGCTCCAACACTTCCTGGACCACCAGATCCATATTTGACCATTAAATCACCAACAACTGCTTTTTCTAAAACAATTAACATTTTAAGTTCTGCTAATAATCTTCCAATATAATCTGCTGGAGGATATTTTGCATAAGCAGCATATTGTTCAGCAGCTCCTGCTCCATAAGGCAATGGATATCTTGGTATACCAGCTCTAGATGATAATGCATCTAATTCTAAAATTTTAGAAGTAACATTATTTATCATGCTTGTTAATTGGGCTTTGTGATCACCACTTACCATATCTAAATAAGCCGAATTAAATTGCTTAAATCTTTGTATATCAATATATTCTTCAAGGAACGGTAATCTTTGTAATAAATCATATAATTCTTGACCAGTGCTTGTTCCTGGTTTAGATCCAGAAGCAGCCTCTCCACTAGGAGTTGCAACTGCACCAGCACCAGCTAATTGACATGATTTGTCATCTGGACCAACCATTTGTGCTGATAACTCTTTTACTTTATTTAAATAGTAAGTAATTTTAGTTTTATCTGCTTCACTTGTATATGTAGTTGATTTGGCTTTGGCTCTATTAAATAATACTTGAGCTATATTGCAACGATTTGCATCTTTATTGTCCCAAGGCAAATCCATATAAACTTTTTTACCATCTTTAAGAGTTTCAGTTTTAACTTTAGCTCCATGGTCTTTAAGCCAAGTATTAAGAGAACCTACAGATTCTAAATCGCTTGCAAGTAACAATACATTTCCAGTAGAAATATCTTTTGCCCAAGCATTAAATAAGAAATTATCTGGAAAAGAATCTAATTGGGCTTTTGGATCAACTGTACTTCCAGTTGGAGCGCCAGGAGTTGCTCTTGGAGTTTTTGAAAGTTTATCTTTTGGATCTGTTATAAATTTATTATTAACTTGATCAATAAGTTTACTAACCATAGTTTTTAAAACTTTATTATCTTCATTATCTGCTTTTCTTTGAAGATATTTTACATACTCATAAAGTCCTGGAAGATAAACTCTATATCCAACTTCATTCCATTGATTTTCTTTATCTGCCCCACCAATAGAAGGATCTTTTGATACTTTTGTTCCAATAGATCCATAATATTGAGCTTGCATTGGATCTAATTTAAATTCACTTGCTTTATAAACCAATTTATGACCATCAATATTTACATTATTTCTTTCTAAATATTGAATAAGTACCTCTATATTATTTAAATCTGAAGTTTTTGGAGATGCTTCTTCGCCAGTTATTTGAAGATTTGGCATACCATTAAGTTGTTGTCCTAATGGAATCATAAGATATTTTGCAACACTTAATGCAGATGGAGCTGGTCCAGGCGCAGGAGTTTGCGCTTGCTTTAATATATTTGCAAACTCTCTTAATAGTGATGGATCTTTTAAAAAGCTCATATTTTCCTCATTAAACTGTTGCCTTTGCAGAAGCGGCAGGCATTTCGGCATCTTGCGTCATAAATACTTGTTGTTTTATTGCATTAAAAATTTTATTTGTTTGAGCATCCAATTGTGCTGGTGGACATTTTAAAACATTAGTCATAAATTCTTTAAAAGAATCTTGATTTTGCAAATAAGCTAACATTAATGGTACTTGTTTTGCTGGTTGTTCTATTCCATTATTCCAAGATGGAATGGTAACATATATATGTCTTTTTTCAGCAATAGCTTTTTCAACATCGGGTTGACCAATTGTAAGACCTAAATCTTTTTGAGAAATATCAAACTTATTATCTCCAGTAATATATGAACTATATGTTGGATGAGATAAAATTAAATTTCTTACATGTTCATACAATTTTGTTATTGCACGAATATGTTTATATATTTCCATTGCTCTTTTTGGTCTTTCTGTTTCAGATAAACCAACTGGTTCTTTATTTCCTGGATCAACTTCGTATCCAGAAACTAAATATGTAAGAGCGTTCCAATTACCTTTTGTATAAATATTATTTGCTGGCAATCCAAAATCTTGTTCTAATTGAAGAAGAGAATAAGCAAAACCCATTATATTTTTAAGAGCATTATCGGTTCTAAATCCCCAAAAACCATCTGGATTTCTTTCGCCACCAGCAGGATTACCAATACGCTTCATTGTATTCATAACTGCATCAAGTTCATAAATTGATGATGATGTATCTTTTTTATCTTTTGATGTAGTTTTAGTTTCATCTTTAGCCCAAGTTTCGCCTTTATGAGCATCATCCAATTGACTTGTATATTGTTCTGCCATAAAATCAGCAAAACCCTTTTTTGATTTTTTCTTTTCTGCTCCTGCCATTCCTGGTTTAGAAACATTTTTACTTGCAGGATGCATATATTCAAGATCTGCATCTTTTACAACAGTATCTGCAAGATCAATCATTGCTTGTTGCATTCTTCTAATACTATTATGAACTCCTAATTTACCAGGAGCACTTCCACCATAACCAGTTCCAGGTTTTCCTGATGGTGGTGTTCCTTTAGTAACAGGAGTGCCTCCGACTCCTGGTGGTTTTGGAGCTGCTGCATTTTTAATTTGTTGAACTAAGTCTTTTATATTTTTATTAGACATAATTTCCTTAAGAAGCATTTGCTTTATCAAATAAAGGTTTTATATATTGATTGTAAGTATCCAAATAATCCTTCTTAATAGCAACAGATTTAGATTTTAATGAATCAAAAGAATCAACTCCAGCAAAATCTCCTTGTAATGAAGACCCTTTAAATTCTGAAGGTAAAAATTTTATGTCATAAATTGCTTTTTCAGATGCTGGATCATAACTAGAAGATCCTGTTGGATTAAAACTTTCAGCAACAACAGCGACTTTAGCAGCAACATTGTTTAATTCTGTTTCAAATGTTTTAATATATTTTTGTTCATCTGGAGATAAATTAGATAATTTAGATTTATTTAATTTATTAAATGTTGCTTTAACATTGTTTAAATAAGATCCCAAACTAAACAATACTTCATAAACTGGTTTTTTAGTAACTTGAGCAGATGTATCTTTTTTACCTTGAAATTGATGTAATGCTTTAAATGTTAAATTGAGAGCCATTTTAAGTTTTGTTCTTACTTGATCAAAACTTGACCACCATTTTTTATCATCTGGATTTGTCCTAGATGCAGGATTAGCTGCCATCATAGTTTGATCGTCTTGATTCATTTTATTTATTAATGCATCAATAAGTTTTTTAGCCTCAAGCCAAGGACCAGTTTCACTAACATCAACTTGTCCACTATCTGGTGTGTATTCTGAAAAATATTTAATGTATGGATCTAATTTGACTGATAAATCTACCATTACTTTATTATCAATACGTGGAATTAATTTAAATTCTTCAACAGCTTGCTTTGCATTATTAAGTGCAGTAACCATATTTTTTGCACCAGCAGCATATAAAGTTTCAACATCCCAATCAGATGTATCTTGACCTAAAGCCATTTTAACAGCATTTAAAATATCTTTGTTTGTTGCTAATTTGCCAGTTGGTTTTTTATTAACAATATCAACTAATTTTAAATGTTGATCAATAATGGTTTCAATTGTTGCATCACCATCAACACCTTCTAATTTATGACTTCCTTTTGGATGAGCAGCATCTACTAAATCTTCTCCCTCTTCTTTGGAAGTTTCATATAATGTTTCGGCGCGCTTATAATTTATAAATTTTGATTCCAATTCAGCAGCACGATTCTCTAATCCTTGTGCTCTTAAACCTGCGCACAATTTCATAACATTTTCTGTTAAATTGCCTGATGGTTTAAGATCAGAAGATTTTTCTGCCGTCTTAACAATTTCAGAATTTTTAACAATTCCTTTTTGTTGTGCAATTTTTTCTAATGATCTAAAAACGGCAGAATCATCAAATTTAGCGTGTTTCCAACTCATGGCAATCCCTTCAGCAAATTAATTTGGCTACTTTAAATACTAAATTATAGATATTGATTAATAGTTTTGTTTTCTTCTCTAACTCTTTTAATAACTTTTTCTGTAACTCCAAATTCTCTAGATAACGCACAAATAGATTTTGGAACAGATATTATATATTTAATTTGTTCTTCTGAAAAATGCTTCTTATTTGAAGGTTCTTTCCCAATAGTTAACTTTCTTTCATTCATAGGAATGACTTCCAAACTTCCATTCCTTTTTAATCTTTGACCATGTTTACCACAATATCTAATATTGTTAACTATTAAATATTTTTGATTTAACCCTGAAATATTACATTCTGGCGCATTGCATTTTAATTCTCCAGAATTTAAAAGTTCTTCTTGACGCTTTTGCCAATTTTCTTTTATACTTATAGATTTTTTCTTTTTAGTTTCTTCAGAGTCTTTTAATCCAATATGTGCTTCAGACATGGTTTGTCTAACTTCTTCTGTATAAATAGAATCTTTATCTAGAGCTTTTAATGCTTTACTTATATTAGATTTTTGTTCATCAGTACGTTTGGTTCCTAAACCAGGATGACCTTTTTCAGCAATTTGTTTAATAGTCGCTTCAGATTGTTTTTTGCTTATTTCGGTTCTTTCTTCTGGGGTTAATGATTCTCTCCATTTTTTAAGAGCCAATTTCCATTCATCAGATTTGGGTGCATTAAATCCACCATGAGTTGCATTATAACCATTACCATTTGTTATAAAACTATCATATTGTGATACAAGTAATGTTTCTAATTCATTTGCATTATCTTGACCTTTACATGTAGCAATTACTTCAAATTTAAAATTATGCGCTCCATATTTTTTTATAGCATGATGAAATGGAACTTTAGGATTAGCAGAATCTCTGCGATGACCTAACCAGCGAGACGAGCAGTCTACCGTTTGCCCTATATAATATTTATTATTAATCAAACACGTCACACAATATAAAAAAATTATTCTATTATCGCTCATTTGAGCCTCCAAAACACTATATATCAAGCGTTTCGGATTTTTTAGTACCAGAGACATTCCAACATTGAATTTAACGGTGAAGGCGGCGCAGTTACCATAGCAACAGCAGGATGTAAAGAGCTTGGTCTACGAGTAGTTAAAAGCCCCATTTCGCTAACATATAAATTAGCTCTAACAGGGTATTGTTGATTAGTCTCAAATTGATCAGTTTGAAAAAACATTCTTTGAAACCATACTGTAACTCTTCCAGATCCTTGAGTGCTATCATCTCCTGGAATATTTGGCACTTGATAAGTATAATTTACAATAGTTCTTATTGCATTTGGAGTCCCGGTTCCAGTTAAATCAAAATTTAATTGAGTTCCAGCAACAAAAGTTATTACACCATTAACTGGATTTAATACAACATTAACTGTTGAATTAAAGCTTGAAGCAGTAATATTTGGTTTTTTTAATTCAGCTTTAATGTCAATTGGAGTAACCAAAGTTCCTCCAGGTCCAGGTACACCAGTTGCTGGAACAATAACCACTTCATTCCAAGAAACATTAGTAAATGCTCTTGTTTTAATATCATCAATAACTCCAATTGGAGCAGTTCCATTGCTAACAGTTGCCATTATTTGATTACCAATAACAGTTAATTCAGCAATCATTCCTGGTTGGAACTCTGCACTTGGATCACATATAAAAGATGCTGGTAATGCATTACCAGTCTGAACAAGTCTAAGAATCGTATTTCATTGTTTTTCTCCAATGCCTCATATTAGGTTTATGAACTATACTTAGCATATTAAATTATTGCATGATATATAATGATCATGCGAATAAAATTTACAAAAGAAAATATAGATTTCATTATAAATGAATATAACAAAGGAAAACAACAATTTGAAATAGCAAAAAAATTAAATTGCAGTCAAACCGCTATTTCTGGCGTATTAAAAAGACATAATATACCAACTCGTATAGGCAAAAAAATTAAATATAATGATGTTAATATGTCATTTTTTAAAAACATAAATAGTCAAGAAAGTGCTTATTATCTTGGACTTTTATATGCTGATGGATGTATACAATCTAAAAATAATGCATATCAAATGACATTAAAATTGAAATCTGATGATCAAATAATAATAGAAAAATTTCGCGATATAATGTCTCCTTCATCTCCAATAAAAATATCTTATGGTAAATATTCTTATTTTAGAATAAATCAAAAAGAAATATGCGAACAATTAATTATGCATGGTTGTATACCAAATAAATCATTAATATTAAAATTTCCAACATCTATAGATAAAAATTTAATATCTCATTTTTTAAGAGGGTATAGTGATGGTGATGGGTGTATATATAAAAATAAATTAAAACATGGTATCAATACTATTTGGAAAATAGTTTCTACCAAACAATTTTGTGAATATGTTTCAAATTTTTTAAAAGATGAATTAAATATAAATTGTTCTCAATATTTAACTTGCCCAAATAATCAAATAACAACAACACTTTCTGTTGGCGGAAATATACAGGTTAAAAAATTACTTAATTGGTTATATAAAGATTCAACGATTTATTTACCAAGGAAATTTGAAAAATATCAAGAATTTATTTCTAATTTATAAATTTTAATCTTCAAAAAGCCTATCAAAATCATCTAGATCAAGTGGTTCTTCACCATCTTCATCTTGCATATTAATAATATTTGAATCTTCAGTTAAATCTTTTGCTGAATTGTCATCAGCGGCACCATCATCTGCCATATTAAATACAGTTCCATGATGTTTTAAATTTTTAAGCATTTTTTCAGATGTTAAATTGCTTGTATGACGATCTGAAATTTTTCTTGGGTCTTTAGGTTTTTTATGCTTTGATTGAGCTTCAATTACATATGGATTTTTTGGTGTTCCCATTTCCTCTTCAATTGGCAATGAAACTGGCTCATCTATTTCTAATTCATAAACTTCTGGTTTTTTAACATCAACTTTTTTTAAAACTTCTGCTTTTGGTTTATGATGTTTTGATTTAATTCCATATATTGCCGCCCATTTATCAACATCTAATTTAGACATTGTATTTTCTTTGCCAATTAATGCTTCAATTTCATGTTCAGTAGCACCAACACCATATAATTCGTTATTTAATCTAATTTTAGATTTTTTATTTGTTTTAAATCCAGCATATTCTGGGTCAAAAATATTAATTCCAGCATCACTTAATTTATCAAGCAAAGAATGATGCTTGACTTTCATTTGAGAAACTTTTTCTAACAAATTAACAATACGATCTGCATATGCACTTAATTCTACTTCATCAAGTAATCCTGCAGCTGAATTTAAAAATTCAACAGCTTGTGCTAATTTATTCATAGCACTTTCTTGATCTTGAGATGCAAGATTTCTTTGCATGCCTAAAACAAGGTCATTTTCAAAAACGCTTTTATTAATCATATTGTCCTAATTTATTTGGCTAAACTTTCAAGAATTTCCGTTAGTTCAGCAGCTTCTTCTGACATATTTGCATTATCAAATATGTCAGCTGCGGCACCCAAATATTCAATTGCTTTCGCAATTTTCTTAAATTTATGAGTTTCTTCAAGGTCTTTTGAAACCAAGTTTTTACCCATAGATTGCATTAATTCGTCATTACAATCAAAATTTAATACAGCATTTTTCATAATTTAGATTTCCTAAAATTTATACCAGCTTGAATAATTACTTTAGTTTCTTCAGGCGTCCAATTATTATTTCTGGTTTGATTGCAAATTGTACAACAAGCTACAACGTTATCAATGTGATATCCAAGTTTATTATTTAAACGATCTAACCCGCCACCAGCCTCAGGCAATGGAAAAAATCCATCACAATAATAACATAAAGATTTAATACATTGAGAATATTCTTCTTGAGATAAATCAAAATTAATATTTCTTGATTTTGCTTTTAACTTAAGATTTTTATATCTAGCCTTAATTGTACGAACATATGAACGAATTTCTTTTTTATGTTTACTTGCCCACAATTTAGCCATATCATTAATTTTATCTTTATTTTTATTATTATAATCTTTTTGATAACAAGGTCTACATTTTCCTTTTAATTTAACATTATTAATGTTACAAACAAAACATAGACCTTTATTATCAATCATTTTTACCTAACTTATTTCTTTGATGACTTTTTGTCGTCTTTTTTAGCTGGTTTTTTTGAAGATGAGCTTGATGAAGATGAGGATTTGCCACTCTTTTTATCGCTCTTTTTGTCTTTTGCAGAATTTGAGTCACCTTTTGAAGATGATTTTCCGCTTGATTTGCTTGAAGATTTATCCTTTTTCTTTGCAAAAGGATTTGGTTTCTTGCTCTTCTTTTCTTTTTCTTTTTTCTTTGCTTCAACAACAAATGAAGCAATTTTTAAGCTAAGAGTTGAAGATTTTTCAAACCCAACTGAATCTAATGCTGCTGATGCTGTTAATAAACCATCAATGGCAATATCAAGAGCACTTGAAACTTTTTCATCATCTGCACTACATTCATCAGAATCATCTGCATCACTCTCATCATCTGAGTCATCTGCACTATTTTCATCCGAATCATCTGCACAGCTTTCATCTTCCATGTCTTTAGCTGCATTATCATCTGCTTTTGCACCATCACATTTTAAACATGAACCAGCAACTTTTTGTTGCCCACATTTTGGGCAAGGATCTTTTACAAGACCTCCAGGTAAAGTTTCTGATGCTGTTTTATAAGTTGATCCAAATAATGATTTGTGATCATCGCTCTCTAATACTGCATTCATTGTTGCAGCAACAAAATCTGATACGCTTTTGTTATTCATTATATCCTCTGTTTTATGTAAATTTTTTAGAACAACTTTTTAGATGTTTTTGAAAATGCTGCAGTCAATTGATCAAGTAAGTTGCCATCTGGTTGAGCAGATGTATTTACTTCGCCAGAACCAATCATTCCAACTTGTGGCATACGACCGGCTTCTTTGCGCATTACAGGGGCATGTCTTGCGACAACCTTCTTAAGTGAATCAAAGCTTTCATCATTAAACTTCATGATTTCATCAACTTGAGAAGAGATTGCACTCTTATCATTGTGGCATAATCCACGATCAACCATATCATAAGCTAATTCATAAGCTCTTGCCATTTTAACTCTATAAGATTGAAGCTCTGCATCAATTTGTGCTTTTACGTGCTCTTTTACAAGTTCACTTGCAAATTCTGAGCCGCCATCAGCTTGAGAGAAATATTTCTTATAATAAGAAACTGCATCTTTATCTAAACCTTCTGCTACAAGAGCGTCAAGGTCAGATGCTTGTAATTTACCTTCACTAATTAATTTGTGAATTGCTTCTGCTTCTTTGCGAACTTTAGGTGGAGCTTTTGCAAGATCTAACATTTTATCTTGAACTTCTTCAAGGTCTTCAACTTTAGCTAAATCACCAGATGGTTTAACATCTAATTCAGTTGTTACGCCACCTTTTGGATGAGCCTCATGAAGATGAGGTGAAGTCTTAAGAGCATCTGCTGCTAATTTAGCGCGAAGAGCTGCGCGACCTTCTTTAGTAGAAGCTGTTACAGTTACTGTGTCATCTTTACCTAATCCAGCTGGCATTGGTGCTCCCTTTGATAATTCAACATGTGCATCATTATCATCAGCTAATGATTCACCCTCTCCTAATTCAGATAATTTATCTTCTAATTCGCTATCAAGGTCATGATCATGAACAAGAGCGTCTTCTACTTCTAAATCTAAATCGCCAAGATCTGCGTTTAATGAGTCAATATCACCATTTACATCATTAACTAATCCCATTAAATCATCACTATCATTATCATCCATTGCTGTCTCCGATGGTTCTTGTTGAGCTAATGCTTGAAGTTCAGCCTCAACTTCAGCACGTTTGACAATTGCCTTGGTACCACGAGCATATTTAACAAATGCAGTCATTAATTTATATGCGTCAGCAACTGATGCTTTAGCTTCGCTAACAGCATCTTCTGTAATAGAGCTAACAATACCATCATTTGATGAATTAATTGATCCATTATCATACATGCTAACAATCATGTCTAATTCTTCTTTGTGATCATTAAGTTCAGCTATTGCCTCTTTCATGGCGCTAGTTAATGCACCATTTAATTCTTTTCTAAGTGTATTAAGAGTTGATAATCCAAAAGATGCGGTGGCTCCCATTTCTGCACCTGGAGCTGGTTCTGATCCCATTTCTGATTTTTCACCAGTTAACAAATTAACTGCTTCTAATAAATCAGAGCTTTTAGTTGCAACTTCTTTTGAAAGTCTCATAACATTTTCTTTTGGATCTCCAGATTTACCAGAATCATCGACTGCTGGCTCTGCTGCTGGAGCAGCAACATCTGCTGGAGGAGCTTCTGCTGCTGGAGGTGGAGCTGCTGGAGCATCACCTTGAGCTTTTTTAACTAATGAAAGAACTTTGTCAGCGCCTTGAGTTCTAACTCTTTCCATTAATTGAACACCAAATTCTTTAGTTGCAACTTTATCAAAGAATAAATCTCCATTACCACCAGTTAAATCATTAACAGATGCTGTTAATATTAACTTGTCACCTAAGAATATTTTCCAAGCACTATCACCTAAACTTGATGCTGATTTAGTAAATGCTGCTCTTAAAGTATTTGCTCTACGAAGCATTTCTTTACGCTTAATTTCATCAGAAGTATCTGCAGAAGCAGGACTTGGGTGTGCGCCATCAACTGGTCCAACATTTGGGAATGGTTTTTGACCAACCATGTGCTTATCTTCATCACGAAGTTTTTCATTCATTTTATCTGCAGGATATTTAACGGTTCCTGGTTTTGCTGGCTCATTAACGCCGCCGCCGCCTAATAAATAAGCTTCTTTTTTATTTTCAAGAGCTTGTTTTGCAAGATTTACAATTGCATTGCGTCTAATTGCACGCTCTTCAGCGGTTGCACGAGCAAGCATTTTCTTACGTTCTAATTCTGACATTCCTGCAGAATCTGGACCTGGATGCAAACCATCAACTGGACCAGTCTCCATTTGACCTTCCATATGTTTGTCACCATCAGTACGTAACTTATTATTGGTTGGGTCCGCAGGATATTTTGCGCTACCTGGGGTTGGCTCTTCTGTTCCTTGATAGTAAGCCTGTTTGACATTATCTTTTGATCCAGACATATTTTCCTCTTGTTTGTTTGATTTATTAATGCTTGTTAATTTTTCCAAGCTTGTTTTCATTTGGCTCAATTTTGCCTCGATTGTTGACGCAATTGCACGAAGCTCGGAAAGAGAATCTGCATTAGAATCTATATTAGAATCAGCAGATGCATACCTGTTATTTATGGATGGAGCCAATCCAAAATCAGTACTTACTGTGGTACCATCAGCCATAGCTAATGAACCCGACGATTGATTAGATACCAAATCATTAGTATCTGAGTCGTCTTTTTTTAATGGTTCTTTAATTTCTTCTAATTCTTTAAGAGCACGATCTATATCTGTTTTAAATGATTCTAAACTATCACCTTCAACATCAACAGACTCAGTATTTCGAATAGATTCACCATCTTTATTTTTAGAAACTATAATTGTTGCTTGATATCTATCAGCAATTTTACTTAATTGTTCTTGCTTACTTTCTACATAATTATTTAATGTGTTAGCAGCAGCAATAATATGTTTAATATGTGCTTTTGGATCTGCACCATTAACAACAATTGATAATTCAATTGGATTTAAATCTACGTTAATTTCACCATAACCACTCTTTTTTCTCATGTGGTCACAGAAATCTGATTCAGTACGAGCTACACGATGGCAACCCTCTTCACTACAAATTGCTCTTCCAACTGCTGTTCCCATAGAAACAGAGTGAGAATAACCTGTAGCTACTTTTCTTGCTAAATCAGGATAATTTTGTTTATCAAGAGCACATAATGCTATAACGCGCTTTAAATTGCGGTCATAATATGTATCAACTATAAAACCTCTTACATGATCTACTGAGCTTGACTTATGATCTATGCAAAGAGGTTTTCCTACCCATTTTTTATGTGCTTTAACAAGTTCTTCTTCCGGAAATATATCGCCATTAGAATTCTTGTAAGGTCTAATATTAGTATCGCTTGTTACCCAGCGCCATGTGCCATTCTCTTTATTCCAACCAACTTTAATTGGTTCACCTTTAATATTTAATCTGGGAGTACCATCATCATTAAGGGCGGCAGCTTCGGCAGCATGCATCATAACAGCTGAAAAATATAAAAAGTCTTCTGCTTTAGGAGCAATCTTTTTTAAATTACTTGCAAACTTTTTAAAATTATCTAATATCTCTTGACTAACTGAAGGAATACAAGCGTTTGTTTCTTCTATTCTAGTAATATCAAAAGCTTCACCAATTTTAATAAACATGAATTAGCTCCCTGACTTTTTATCAGAAGATTCAACCTTTTTATCAGGTTGTGTTTGTTGAGATAATTTTTTAACAGACTTTTTTTGTTCATCTGTTAAATTATCTTCTGTATCAAATACTGATACTATTTTTCCATCACCGTGTTTAATAAACATTATTTGCTCTCCAAATCATGAGAGATGTATAATACATTCTGTTATTATAATGAATTATTACTATAATTTTCTAAACTAATTCAGAAACTTACTATTATATAGTATTATTCCCATAATTACTTATATTATGTATTAATTTCCCTGATTTTTATCCTTTGTTAAAACATCATTAAGTTGATCTTGTCTTTTATTAAATAAATCTAATATTAATGGTGTCTTTTTTTCTATTTTAATTTGTAATTCTTTACTCATAGAATCAACCCAACTAGTTGCTAAAATATTAGATTGAATATGATTTTTAATTCTATCATCAATTATTTCTTCAACACTTTCACATTGTTTTTGAATTGCTTCCATAGATTCAACAATGTTTTTAACAAATTCTTTTGATTCTAAATTATCAAATAAATCAACAAATTTATTAACTTTATTTTGCAAATCATCAATTGATGATATTAAAGATTTCATCAATTTAATTGTTTGTGTGTCTGATGCAAACATTTGCATTAAATTAACACATTGAAATGCTATATGTTTAAATGAATTAAAATTATCAACAGATTTATCTCTAAATCTTCTAATAGCAGCCCTAGCATCCATTATTTCATTTGGTTTAATTTCTGGATTATCTTTAAAAGGAGTTTTCATAACATCAAGATGAACTGAAGCTTTTTCTAACTCTCTTTTAGCGCTATTTAAACACATTATAACTCGTTCTGCTTGACGTTTTTCATCATCAGATACATTATATGACATTTGAATTGCATATGCTTTTTTAATCATATATAAACCCGCCAGGATTTAATGTTGGACCAAATCCTTGAACACCAGCATTATTATTATACTGACCAACAGAAGGAACTTTATTTAATTCCTCTTTATCATGTTCTTTTATTGACTTATAATCTTTATAATTTTGACGGGTTGGAGATTGGTCATTAATTTGATTATAAACAAAATCTGTTGAATCTGTTCTAGTAGAATCTAAATATGGCGCAAATGAACTAGGTTTTGCTTCATCTAAAATGCCACCATGAGTATCATTTTTAGCCTCACGTGTCTTTGAAACTATATCAGCAAAATTTTCATCTGTTACTGATTTACATGATTTAATTATTTTTTCATATAAATCAACAATATCTTCATCAACACCAATACCAAATCCATATGATTTTGCTTCTTTAATTGCAGCTTCTGGACTCATTCCCATATATCTGCATTTAAACATAGCTATAACTAATCCTGTTCTATCTTTACCCCAATGACAATGAATAAATGTTGGTCCACCAGATATTAATAAATTATGTAAATTTTGTTGTAATAATTTTAATATAGATTTACGATCCATTTGTAATGGAAACATAACATGCTCAATTCCTAATAATTGACAAACTCTATCTATTCTATTTCCAGAAGCTTCATCTAAACTAACTATTTTTTTAATATTTAAATTGTCTTTAAGCCATTGAACATCTTTAGGACTAGGGGCAGCCCCTCTATACAATTTATCTGTTACTTTATGTAAATTATTAATCATTGAAGGTTCCTAACTAGATTATTAATAACCTCTCTAATGTATCTTGGATTATGATTAAATAATACATTTTTAACTAAAGTAATTGATTGCCCCATAGCAGATGATGCTGGAAGATTTTTGTTTGATAAATCGTTTTCATTTAAATAATAAATTTTATTACTAACAGAATGAAATGCTTTAGATCTTTTTTCTGGAGAAATTCTAATCATAATAAATCTAATCATGTCTGCTAAATATTTTCCAACTTGTTGTGGATTTCCTAATTCTGTTATTGCGGCATTTTTAATTAAATCATTATCTAATTCAATACTATAGTGTTTATTAAATTCAATTAATGTATTTTGAAGTGCAACTCTATCTGGACTTTCTAAATTATTTTTAACAGCATTTTCAAACATATCATAATATATTTTTAAGAATGATCTTACTTGTTCTTCATCACATTGTTGTCTTATTTGGCGCATTATGGCGGAAAAAGAAAAATCTTCAACTTTAGTTAAATCAATTTTTTTACCATCTTCTGCTGCATTAGAATCATGTTTAAAAAATTCAACTTGTTGTAATCTTTTTACTGCTTTAGACCTTGAATCATATGTTCCTAAATTTCTGCCTTTATGAGATAATACGCGATATTTTCCATTTGGAAGTTTTTTTATAATAGCAATTTTTTCCAAAGCAGTCGCTTGAGTATAATACTCATTTGATGTTCTTAAAATATCTATTATATTAGTATTATACATTATTTATTCTTATTGGTAAGAGGAATATTATTTATAAAATGTTGTTTAATTTCAATTGATTCTTTACTTCTTAAAAACATATCTTCCATAATTCCATTTTCATCAACTTCATTTAATGCTCTAATTGCCCTTTCACTTATAAATAATAAATTTCCAAGTTTAAGTTTTTTATCATTGCCAACATAAGCTGCGCTTAAAACTAAGCATTCTTTAAATGCTCCAATTACTTTCCCAACAAAAACTGCAGGATATGAAACTGAAATTTGTTCAATACTAACTTCTTCATAAGAATCTCCAAGATAAATTTCAATAAATTTATCTTTAAAAACTGTTGCAATAAATTCTGCAAAAGTTCTTGTTCTATCCTTATTCATTTCTGCTATTTTGTCTTGGATGTCAACTTCTGAATATGCCATTTTTTCCTTTAAATAAATTTAAACAAAAACTTTCTATAATTTATATCTGCGTTTTTCCAGCTAATTGCTTCATAAGATGATTTTTTATTCATAAAAAATTTTGGCTTAACTGGTAATAATTCAATTTTTTTAGTTGCATCATGAAATGCTTCAACAACAGATTCTGTTAATTGTTTAGTTGCTGCAAAACAAACATTACTTGGTCCATAAATTTTGCATTCTACCTCAACATCAACACCATTTGTATGAGTATATGATTCTGCAGACAATTCTTCATCTAATGCAGAACATAAAATACGAGCAAACTCTAATTCACTTTCATAATCTTGAGAATTAATTTTAATTAAAATATTATTTGATGTTAAATGTTTTTCATATAATTTTTTATTATTAAATGATGCCGCAATTTGTTTCAATTGTTCATCAACTAAATCTATAATTTTTTCAGTATCATTTGCTGGTTCTACTTTATTAATTTCAGAACCTTTATCCTGTGATTTGTTTTTATTATATTTATTATACAATCCAACTAAACTTTTAGTATATGGCTTTTCATCTGCAGTATAATATCCGGCAGATTTAAGAGCTTTAGAATATTCTTCTGGATTAGGATTAACAATATGTTCCCAAGCCTTACCATAACGTTTATTTTTACTTAAAAATAATAAATAATCTAATACTCCAGCTTCAAGTGTAGGATAAGCTCTATATTTAAGATTTGCTTTTTGCCAATGTCCTGGAGATATTTGTTCATCAGTAGTTAAATCATCAAAAAAATTATATGAACCTTTACCATCAGTAGTAATATTTCCAACATTAAAATTCCACATATTTTTTCTATGACCAGTTTCCAAAGAATTTTGAGCCATAATTAATGAAACTTGTTCTTTAGTTGGAGTTTCATGAAATAACTTTTCCCATGCAGAAATTATAGCCGCATTCATTTCTGATTCAGAAATATCGGTTCTAACTCTTTTAACTCTATTTCCCATTATACCTCTATTCTATTTGCAATATCTAAAAGTACTTTGGCAGATTGTGGATTTGATTTATTTAAAATAGAAGCATATTTAGTTAAATATTTCTTAAGAATAATTGGACTTTCATTAGAAAGTGCTTCTAAATTTTTAATTATTTCTTTGGCATGTGATGGTGCAAGTCCAGTTGTCACAGTTTTTGGTCCAAATAAACCTTGAAATGGTGGTGGCTGGCTTGTAATTCTTTCAGATGAAGATAGTTCTGGTTCTGGTGGAGGTGATGGTTCTGTTGCTGGACCAGATTGCATTGATGGCATTTTAATATCTGGAAGTTTTGGTGATTTTGGAATTGGACCAGGAGTTTGTGTAGATGTTGGACCAGGAGAATAAAATGTTTGAATTTTAGGCGCATCTACTAATGTAGGAGCAAGTGCAGATGGTACATTTTCTTTTAATGAATGTACTGATTCTCCGGGCGCAATAGATTGTTTTTCATGAATTGATGAAATAGGATTATTTTCTGGAGTTATAGCTGGATGTTTTATTTCTAATTCTTTGATAGAAGGTACTGTAGCGGCTTCTTCTTTTACTGTTTCTACTTTTTCTGATAATTTATCAGCCCAAAATTTAACATGTTCATCATAATATTTTCTGAAATTTACATCATATGCATTTACTAACTTTTTTATTTCATTAGTGTGTGCTTCATATTTTTCTATTAATCTTTTTGCTCTTGCAACAGACATTCCGTCAAAATGTTTTAATACTTTTTCAAATAATGATTTAGATAATTTAAGTATATTTGATGTGGCATTTTTAAATGCTTTAGATTTTGCTGGATATCTTTTTTCCCAAGCTGCCATTGCACGACCAGTTTCATGCATTAAATTGTATAATACATCACCTATTCCAGCTTCTTTTATTAAATCTGATTTTAAAGATGCTTTTTTGCCTTGCAATCTTTTTCTTTGTTTTAAAATTTGGTCTTTAATATCTTCATCAATATCTTCTAATAAAAACTTTTCATGAATAGCAGTAAGATCTACTTCAAAAGTTTTAAATGCTTGTACAATATCATCCATTTTATTATGGAAACGACTTAAAAAAGCAGACGCTTTCATATAAGCTCTTCTATTTAATGCAGATTCTGCTTCTTTTAATAAATCTTTAAGACTAATTTTATCTTCAGGCTCTATTCCTTGATCTCCAACAGATGTTCCCAATGCAATAGATCTTACAACATCATCAGCTGTTCTTAATTTTTCCATAACTTCTTGAAAGCCTGGATTTAAAAATGGAACTTTTTCAGCAGCTATACCGCCAAGATCGATATTTTCTCTTACTTTATCTAATAGTCCTCTTTTTTGAGCCGTTTTTTCCATAGTAATTCCTCTATTACATATAATTCGAAAATAATGCGATATTATACATAATGTTATTAACTTACATTAAAATAATAATAAATTAAACTGGAGGAGGTCCACCGGCTGGAGGAGATGGAGGAGGTCCACTTGATGGTGGGGGAGATGGAGGTGCACCTGGAGGTGATCCTAAATCTAATCCTGGTAATCCACCTGGAGGAGCTTCTCCTGGAACTGTACCAGCTTGTGCTGCTGTACCTGCTGCTGGCTCTGGAATTTCATCTTCTTCATCTAATGATCTTAATGAATTCAAATCCATTGCATCAAGAGCAAGTTTTTCTTTTTTATTTATTGCAGCTTGAATAGATTCTTTACGCATCTTTCTTGTTTCATCTTCAAATTCAAGTCCTAATGAACGATATAATGTATGTAAAGATACGCGCTTTTGATCGCCCTCACCTTGAGATAATGTGACTAAACTATTAATATAATCTCCAGCGTCAAATAATGACATGTGATTCCAATCGACTTCTGGAACTATTAATTGCTTTTCACCACCAGAATAATCATAAAATCCTTGAATTTTTGATATTGGAGCAAATATTTTTCTTTTTAACCATTGAGCCAACATATTACGGAATTGCATATAACGTTGACGAAGAACATCTAATGCAACACCAGCATTAGCATATGTGGTATCAGCGCCACCATCCATTAATGTTGATGGTACTTGTAAACCAACATATATTTCTTTGATAATTTGAGTAATATCATTACCAATATCAAAAATTCCCTGACCATATCCAACACGTTCAACCGCAACACCTTCATGTGTAAAGATTTTAAAATCTTTATCATATTGAGCTTCTTCAAAAATACTTCTCCAGGCTTCAAGATCGGCAAATGTTGGTTTAAAATCAGCTGAACCAATTTTAACTAATGTTAATGGATTAATCATATTATCTGCTTGTGCATATTTTGATTCTCTTAATTTATCAAATAACATTAATTGTCTAAAAATACAAACAGGCAAACCAGTACCTCTTATTTCATAAGGACTAATTCTTCTAGCCAAGTGTGATACTTGAAAATTATCTAATTGAATATTATCACCACGTTTAACAGAATCTATAATATGTTGATTTAATTGTTTTCTTTGCTCAATATCACTTGGTTTATTTGATGAAACAATTCTTTTTAAATTTTCATCTGGACGCATCATTATTATTGGTTCATTTGCAGCAACAGTTCTTTTTACAACCATATAATCTGGATTTTGAATTAATAAACGACTCCATTTACCTTTACTTTCATCAAGTTCAGCAAATACAAATGATTCTCCAAGCAACCAATATTCTTGAGCAATTTGAACACAAACATTCATTAAATCAATTTCTTCAATCATATCATTGAAAAACTTTTCAATATCTTTATTGGGGCATTTAATATTTAATTTGCTAATAGGATATGTACTGTGCAAATTAATTGCATTATGAACAAATGGATTTAATGCATAAAAACTGCGACACCAAGCATTAATTGTTGCCCTATCTCTTGGCAAATTAATATTACTATTAAGCCATAATGGAGAATAAACTTCTGGGGTTTGTTTAACTGAATCACCATTACCGCCACGATAATTACTACTACTTACAATTTGTGCAAATTTATTAATTCCAACAGAAGATGTGACATTTGCATTAGTTGTTATAGAATTTTCTTTTGGCGTTGGTCCAGAACCATCTCTAAATAATCCATTTTCAACTTCTGACCCCAAAGCTTCTCTTCTGTATTGAGAAACTCCTTGTGCCATCAAAGAGCTAACTTGTGGTACATTAGATCTATTTGATAAATATTGATCTGAGTTAGATGGTCCAACCCATGTTTTTGAAGACTTTTTGTTATTCATTGAACCTCATTTTTTACCACACATTATTTAACTCTATATATTATATATCAATAGCCTATTATTATACTCTTCTTTTTATATATCCAGTAACAATTAGTGGTTTATTTTGGTCTTTTAGTGACTGATTTTGCATAGCAGGATTATTATTTGAAAATCCTTTAGTTATTAAAAATTTATATGCAATATAAGCATTTAATAATGCCATAAAACCGTCATTTGGAGTACCACCTTTAATATAATGAATACTTGGATCTCCACCTCTAGAAATTGATGGCTTTATTTCCATGCTAGCACAATGTTCAATTAACCACCCAATTTTTTCATAATCTCCAAAAGGAAATCTAATCATTCCTTTTTTCATTTGTTCATACAACTCTCCAATATAATAATCTCTTTCAAATACAATTTCTTTTGGATATGCATCTGTTGTAAATTTAACATGCCCATTTACTTTTGGATGAGCACGAGATACTAAATATTTATCACCATATGCATTGTGTAATATTTGAGAAAAGTCATTAGAATAACCAATATCTCCTATTGCTAAATTTATACTATATTGTCTCATCATTTGATCTATGATGCCCTTTTTACTTTCGACATCATTTCTTTTAAATTTAGTTGCAAATTCAATAGATAATATTCCAGAACCTTTTGCAGTTAATACTACTGCAGTACTATAAGATTGTCCTACTTGTTTTGATGTTTCAGGGTTAGCTAATTGTTCATAATCGGCTCTAGCTCCATAATCTATTCCAGCAACAACAATTTGTTGTTCTCCAGGAATAATTCTTGGACTAAATTTCCTTCCAATATCTGCACAATGCTCTCTTATTTCTTCTGAAGTTATAGGGCTTGAATCTCCTTGGAAAAATTCTCCAAGAACTTCATTTTGATAAACCCTTTCAGTATTAACTGGATGCGTTCCTGGTTTTTCATTCATTATATCTTCTTTAGTAAATAAAGGCATGTATAATTGATTAATATGAAAACCAATCATTCCATTTTCATCTTGTTCTGCATCTGGATTTAATGCTATCCATTTTCCTCGTTCTGCTGCATCTCTTTTATCTTGTTCATGACCACAGTGAGTGCATTTAACAATAAATCCATGAATCCAAATTTTTTCCCAATCATCTGATCCTGGAGTATAAAGAGGAAAATGTTTTTGACAACTTTCACATCCTAAATAATAATATTGTTGTGTTGATATTTGCCATCTCTTATAAAATCCAGATCCTTTTCTACGTGGTGTTCCAAATAAAACTTGAATGCCTTTTTTACCATATTTGGCAGTAGTTAAAATTTTAAGAGCATTTCCTATAGCTTGATCAGATGTTTTTTGAACTTCGTCAAAAAATATTCCGTCTGCAGTATTATGTGTGGCAATAAATTTTTTTGTAACTAAAAATAAATGAGAAGGACTATCAACAGTAATACATCTCATTGGAACTGAATTAATTGGTTCTATATTTGTAATAAATCTGTGAGTACTTTTAGTAGACACTTTTTTCTTTATTCTGTCTAATTTTCTTTTCACACGAAATACTGGTAAATTAGTTATAAATCTAACTCTATATTTATCATTATATTTTTTATCATATCTTTTACTATCTCGTTTATAAAAATAAGCTTTAATGCCCAAACTTAAAACTAATTCATAAACTTGTTGTGCTAACTCTTTACGAATTTGTACAAATTCTATATTTCCATTTTTATCACAATGACCATCCGTATCTAATAAGCCTTGTAGTAAGGCAAGTCTTTGAGAAAAACTACCTCGCATATAATTATCTGGAATAAATTTTTTATAACTATTATTTTTTCTATTGTTATTATTTATTAATAATCCAAGCGCTCTTAATTTTGTAGTCAATCCTTTTACTCTATATGAACAGGATTTTGATGGTTTTGAAGAAAATCCACCTATATGATTTATAGATGATTTAATAATAACATGTTCATATCCATTAAAAATTTCTGGATCTGCTGACTCAATTCTTCCATTCCCATCACCATCTCCTAACCATAATCCAAGTAAATAAGGATCTAATAACAAATCTTTTTCTATATAATTAATTGGTTTTGAACATAATATTGAATGATTTGCTTCTTTAAATTTTTTTAATGTATTTAATAATTCTTTTGTGTTTTTAACTGTTGGATTTCTTTTTTTATTCCTATCTTGTTTTGTATATGTCATCCAAAGATGGTCTGCACAAGCATCTATAATTGTTCCATCATCAAAAGTTATTCTATATGAATCAGGATTTAAATCTATTGGGTGTAGTTTTATAACTTTACATGTATTACCATTTTCGTCAAAAAGTGTATCACCCTCTTTTAAATCATTTAATTTAATTAATCCATTAAGAGTTGGAATGTCAGTATCTAATGATAGCATTCTTCCCATAATTCTGTCAGCATCAATACCAGTTGATTCAATCCATAAATGATTACCACCAATAAATTGTTTGAAATGTAATGAATCATTTGTGGCTGATGTTGGATCTAATAAAGATTGCATATATGATTTTGATTTACTACTAACTTTATCGCCAGAAACATTAATTTGAACTGATGAATTAATCATTTGATTAAGTTTAGTTTTAGAATATGCTGCTGCTAATTCTAATTGTGGAAATGTATGCATTATTCTAATTGGTGGTTTATCGCCAATTCCAAAAAGACCTGATCCCATAAAATACATTTCTAAAACAGAAGCCATTGTTGTTGCACCAACTTGACGACCTTTAACCATAATAACTGGCTTGGCATTTGGTTCTAAAGCTTTAATTCCAATATAACGATAAATATCAGCAAAAGGTTTATAGCCGTTTCCGTGCAATCTAAATGGTTTTCCATCTAATGTTAAATATTTTTCTGCAAATGTAACTGGATCTAACATTTGCAATTGTGTTTTTAATTTTTCAAATAATTCTTTTTCAGAATCTGACACTTTATTTATTACAGGCATATCAATATAAGTC